CAGTCATATTTATTGAAGATGCAATTAATCTTAGCCAGGGCGAATTAAAAAAGAAGTTTAAAGAGGCGGTTGAGAATAATGAGATCAACCATTTTGAAATTAAAACGAGAGGTACAAAAAATGATTAATTATCCATGTGGTTGGTTTGATGTTGAACAGTTACCGGGAGGATCAAGATGCCGATAAAGTTAAAGCAGAGTGAAAAGGTAAGAAATAAACAAACAGGTAAGGTTATTACCGAACATTTTTATATTAAATGTGCCAGTAAAAAAGATTTAGTGGCTTTATTAGACAATGAATACACCAAGCCAAAAGTTAAACAAAAGGTAAGAAACGAATTAACCAAAAGAGGTATGACATTGTATGACGCCAAGGAGGTAAAAAATGAAATGTTTTAATTGTAATGCCAACATGAAGTTGGAAAGAGAGAAAGATATCAGTCGATATAATGATTGTTTTGATATTAAACTCAGTTTTAAATGTCTTGAATGTGGAGCGGTGGCCAATGCTTATCCACCTAAAGACGATCCTTTAGATGAAGCCATTAGACGCGGAGGTGAATATCATGGGTAAAGGGGACTTGCCAAGACCGGGATCTTATTCACAAGAATATAAAGATAACTGGGAGCGTATTTTTGGCGATAAGGCAAAAGCAAGGAAGAAAACACCAGCTCATGCTAAGTCTAAAATACATAAAGATAAGACTAAATATGATCGTAATAATAAAGGAGATGGGAACATTTAGGGTAGTAGATGGGAGTTTTTAGGGTATCAACACTACCCTAGAAGTTCCCTATATCCATAACATACCATATAGGGAGAAATGGGCGTTGCCCATTTTCCCTAAATTAATATGAGTAAAGTTTAAGGATAATTTTTATAAGTAAATGTGTATAAGGTTTCGCAAAAAAAGTTAGGGGGAACAATGAAACAACTAAGAGATCGAATGATAAATATGCGAGAGGTAATGAGTAGAGCGAAAAGACAAAAAGGTTTTATGTCCTTGTGGCTAACAAGCCAGCTTAATATTATTTTAGTATTAGAAATCGCGATAGCGGAGTTAAGCGGGGACAGGCTAAACTTCGAGCGCTTGGTTGCGTTGTTGCCGGCTAGTTTGGGCAGTCGCTCAACTGTAGGCTATGTTTTGGATGATTTTGTTAGGCGTAAGTATCTTAATAAGAATATAGGTAGCGATAGGCGAAAGCGCGTTTACAGTGTTAGTGCGGGATCTATGAAGTTGCTAGATAGCTGGTTCAAAGAAAGGGCGGTTAGCCTGAGAGAGGTTGCTTAGTTGGATGCTAAGTTTTGGTGGATAACAACCGAAGTAGCGGAAAAGGATAGTGGCTTTATCGGTTACGGCGTTGCGAAGAAGTATAAGAATTATTCCAAGCTAAAGGGCGTAGTTTGGAAGTGGTTTAGGCGCAGGATCGGAACAAACAAGCTATATAACTTAACAGCGGCAGAGTCTTTGGTTTTGTGGGCGGTTTGTGAGCGCCACCGGGCGGAATCTATGTCGTGTAGGGATAGCTTTAGTTACTTAGCTAAAATGACTAACTTGCACCATAAGACAGTTGGTAAAAGCATTACCTCGTTGATAGAGAAGAAAGTTATATGGTTAGCGCTCGAAGATGAGCGGGTGTTGTTGCGTAAGGCGAATAAAAAAGGGCGTAAGCATATTCTCCTTATAGGATTAGGAGTCGACCTAGTGGCCGAGGAAGATTAAAGGTTTTCGAAGAAGCGGACGGCGATATAAACCGCCGCCCATACTAAAAGCCAAATTGAAAAACCTATACCGAAAATAAAACCGATTATTTCAAGCATTTAAAACTTTGGTTTTTTTGCGTTTATCTCTTGGATATTCAATCACCACTCGACCACTAGCAAAACGAGTTTCTATTCGTCCCGGTCTAATGTCTAACATGGTTATTTCTCCGTCCAGCTTTTCTTTATCTAAGCGTTGACGCTGCTCTTCTACTTTATCTGCGTATTGCATAATTTACTCCTATTGAAATGCTATTTGCTTTATTAAGTTTTCTATTGATCCCAAGGTTTTCTTTTCCTCGGTCGTTGGGGTTGGTTTTTTAACTAATGGTTTTCCTAAGTCGGCTAAAGCCTTAATTAAAATATCTTTATCTTTATCGGTAACTTGTAATTTAAGAAGTGCCATTAAATTATTGCTTTCGCAATTACGATTATTATAAAAAGCATTAAGGTTACAAAGATAATGTTCTCTGTCATTTCCCTAGCTACATCGTTCCATGGTTTAGGTTGTTTGGGCCTATTTAATTTATGCGCAAAGTCTTTCATTTTCTATCTCCTATAAAAATGGGTTAGTTATACCGCGAAAGCCGAGTATAAGACTCGGCTAAGGGGGTTCGCGGGGTTAGTTAAATATATACAGGCGTTTCCAAATACCTTTCAAGTTCTTCTGTTTTTAAACGCTTAACCCAGTTTTTAAGACCTGCTAATGATGAATGATCCCAAAAACCATCAACAAAATTATCGGCTCTAAAACCCGTAATGCAAAATTCTTGGTCATTACTGTTCCAGCTAATGGTTACATCGCTATCAGTAAACCAAATCATGTCTTCATCATTTTTCTCGTTAATTAAACGCTCAGTAACAGCATTTATTAAATCTACTTTTTTCATTTATCTCTCCTAAAAATTAACTACTAGCACATTATAAAGTCACTATTAGTCATTCTTCAAGCAAACTAACGCAGAAAACAGGGGTTTTTAGTGATTTTTGGCGGATTTAGTATAGAATTATGAGAAAACGGGAGCATTCTGTGGGAAATTTAAACACTAAACCCAGTATTGAATATAAATCAGTAGACGAACTTATACCTTATGCGCGTAATAGTAGGACGCATGATAAAGAACAGGTTAGTCAGATCATGGCTAGTATTAAAGAGTTTGGCTTTACTAATCCTATTTTAATAGATGACACCGGGACAATTATTGCTGGTCATGGTCGGGTACAAGCTGCTCAAAAATTAAACTTAGATACTGTGCCGACTATATGTTTAGACTACTTAACAGATGCACAAAAGAAAGCCTATGTCATAGCCGATAATCGCTTGGCTCTAAATGCCGGGTGGGACTTTGATATGTTAAAAGTTGAGTTAGAAGATTTAAATGACTTAGAGTTTGATGTTTCGTTACTTGGTTTTGATGATAAAGAGATTAACGACATACTTGCTGATCCTACTGATGGTTTAGTAGATGAAGATAAAGTATATGAATTGGTTGAAGATCCTATAACTAAAGAGGGTGATCTTTGGATCTTAGGTAATCACCGGCTTTTATGTGGTGATAGCACCAGCATTGATGCAGTAAATAAACTTATGGACGGCAATAAGTCTGACATGGTTTTTACTGATCCGCCTTATGGTATGAGTTATGGAGGAGGTCGTGCGGCTGGAAGTAGTCCTAAAGGAGCTAGAGTTAAAGCGCATGGCATGATTATTAACGACGATTTACAAGGCGATAATTTAATGACTATGGTTTCCGATAGTATTAGTAATTCTGTTATTAGTGCTAAAGAGGGTGCTGCTGTTTATGTCTGCTTTACTTGGCGAACTTATACTGAGTTTTATAACGCTTTAGATTCTATAGAAGTAACTCCTAAAGCCTGTATTGTTTGGGATAAAAAAAGTATTGGTTTAGGTAATAGTAATTACAGACCACAACACGAGTTTATATTTTACTGTGGTGGTCAATGGTACGGCGATAAAGGTCAGTCTGATGTTTGGAAGATGGGCAGAGATGCATCTACTTCTTATGTTCACCCTACACAAAAACCGGTAGAGTTAATTGAGAAAGCTATTTTAAATAGTAGTAAAGGCGGCGATATAATCCACGATTGTTTTGCTGGTAGTGGTTCTACTCTTATAGCTTGTGAAAAACATAATAGAGATTGCATGATTATGGAGTTAGATCCTAAGTATTGCGATACGATAATTAAACGCTGGCAAGACTTTACTGGTAAGGAAGCCGTGCATTTAGAGTTAGATAAGACTTATAATGAGTTAATTAATAATATAAATGATGGATAAACCTAAGAAAAAACCCGGAAGAAAACCTATTGTTATAGATATAGACAAGGTTGAGCAACTTGCCGCGCAAGGTCTCGGCCCTTATCAAATATCGCGTGCCTTGGGGATTTCTTGGGACACTTATAATAAAAATAAAAAGCGTAGTTTGGAATTATCGGAAGCTATAAAAAGGGGTGAGGCGCGTGGGTTGGCGCGAGTTTCGAACAGTTTATTTAAATCGGCCAACGAGGGCAATGTAACTGCGCAGATCTTTTACCTCACAAACCGAGACGCAGATTCTTGGCGTGACCGGGTGGAGACAGTAAACGCAACGATCGATCTAAACCAAGTTTTAACCAGCGCAAAAACTAGGATCGGCGAACAGGTGGCGAGTAACATTGAGTTAAAAGCAAAGAACCTTATAGATAAAGCGTCTAAGCGGACAGCTCCCATGGTTATTAACCATAAAGCTACAGATGAAAAGGGTTAAGTGGTTGGCAAAATCTATCTCCCCCAAAGTAAAGCCAGCTAGTAAGGTCGGGAAAACCCCTGCAACATGCTCCTCAGTTGAAATGCAGATATACCCCCCCTTACACTTAGTGGCGGGGGTAATATTTACGGAACTGATCAACTAATTTTTTTTATTTTTTTTGATGAAGTACGGAGTAAAACAGGAACAGGAACTAATGGCAGAGATATGGTCTCTACCTATAAAAAACGATCCTTATAATTTTGTTAAATTTATCTTCCCTTGGGGTGAAGAGGGTACACCCCTCGAAGAATTTACAGGCCCTCGTAAGTGGCAAGAAAAAATTTTACGAGATATTTCTACGCATATACAAAGAAACAACGGAAAGCCTACGCCCGAAATGTTTAGGCTTGCTGTAGCTAGTGGACGGGGTATAGGTAAATCTGCTCTAGTTGCTTGGTTAATATTATGGATGTTATCTACGAGAGTAGGATCTACAATTATAGTTACCGCTAACACCGAGCAGCAGCTTAGAAGTAGAACTTGGGCGGAACTAGGTAAATGGCTAACTTTAGCTATAAACAACCATTGGTTTAGTAAAACCGCTACCACAATAAAACCTGAAAACTGGTTTGAAGAAGCCTTAAAACGCGACTTAAAAATAGATACCGGGTACTACTACGCGCAGGCGCAGTTATGGAGCGAAGAAAACCCCGACGCTTTTGCCGGTATTCACTCTAACTACGGAGTCTGTTTAATTATGGACGAGGCATCAGGTATTCCCCAGCAGATATATAGCGTATCCGAGGGGTTCTTTTCCGAACCAACGGAAAACAGATTTTGGTTTACCTTTTCTAACCCAAGAAGAAACACTGGCCCGTTTCATGACAGTTTTCATTCTAAGCGTAAGTTTTGGAATTTACAGCAGATTGATTCACGAACAGTCGAGGGAACAGATCAGAACCTTTTTCAAACTATGCTAGAACAGTACGGCGAAGATTCTACTGTTGCTAGGGTGGAAGTCTTAGGCGAGTTTCCCCGGGCAGATGATGATGCGGTTATACCAATAGAACTTGCAAGAGCAGCCGTTGATAGAGATGTTTCCCTTAGCGCAAGTGAACCAATAGTTTGGGGTTTAGATGTTGCTAGGTTTGGCGGCGATAACTCAGCACTATGTATAAGACAGGGCAACACAGTTTTTGAAATTAGGACTTTTAAATCTATGGATTTAATGCAATTATGCGGCGCAGTTAAAAATTTATATGATGATGCAACTGTAACAGAAAAACCACAGGAAATTCTTATAGATGTCATTGGCTTAGGTAGTGGTGTGGTCGATAGACTATCAGAACTTAATTTACCTGTAAGAGGAATTAATGTATCTGAGTCTCCGGCAACCGGAAAAAACTATCTTAATTTAAGAGCGGAGTTGTGGTTCGCGATAAAAGATTGGTTGGCGCAACGAGATTGCCGACTTCCTTATGATGATGAGCTTGTAGCGGAATTGGTTGCGCCCTCCTATAAATATACATCAACAGGAAAAATAAAAATAGAGTCTAAAGAAGAAATGAAAAAAAGAGGAATTAAATCACCCGACAAAGCAGATGCACTTGCGTTGACCATGGCAAGTTCTGCCGCAACTTTTAGTGGTGGCACATCTTTTTTGGGTTATAATTTCAAGAAACCTTTAAAATCCAAAATTCTACGAGTAGGTTAATACATGAAAAAAGACAATGACCAAGATGTCAATGAAGAAATCAATCAAGAAGAACTTCAAGGCATATTAAAATCAGAACTAGACGATGCTAGAGATTACATCGAACAAGTCGGCGAAGATAGAGCCGAAGCAACTGAATATTATTTAGGTGAATCACCGCAGGGACAAAGTTCCATGCAATCCGAATATGTATCAACCGATGTTAGAGACAGCGTTTTATTTATGTTGCCGTCTATCATGCGAACTTTTTTTGGTACTAATAAAATCGTTGAGTTTGTACCGCGTAATGCAGAGGACATACCTTTAGCAACCCAGCAGACAGATTATATTAATTACATTATCCAACAAAAAAACCCCGGTTTTAAAGTTATGTATGATGTTTTTAAAGACGCACTTATTAGAAAGACTGGTTTTGTAAAAGCCTATTGGGACGATAGCATTAGCGCATCCACCCACGAATATACAGATATGACTCCGGAGGGATACCAAGTTTTAATGATGGATCCTGATGTTGAAATAGTAAAAGAGTCTGCGCAAATGCAGTCTATGACAATTATTAACCCGGAAACAGGCGAAGAAGTAACACAAGAATCTCCTACAAGTTATGACTTAACGATTAGACGAGTTAAAAGTAAAGACCAAGTATGTATAGAAAGCATTCCGCCCGAAGAAGTTTTAATATCTAGGTATGCAAGAGACTTACACAGTTCTCCTTATGTAGCACACCGCATGATTAAAACTGTTAGCGACTTGGTTGCTATGGGTTACGACAAAGAAGAAATGGAACAGTATGCCGGTTCAGGCAACTTAATTGATGCAGAAACTTTTGAAGAAGAAGAAGCTAGAAATCCATATTCAGACGGAATTTTTGACGCAAGAAACGACGGCGGTCAAAAAAATGTTTTATATGTAGAACACTATTTATTTTATGATTTAGATGGCGATGGAATAGATGAAAGGATAAGAGTATGTACTGTGGGCAACGGGTTGAACATAGTAAATATGGCTCAGTGGGATGACCTTCCGATAACTCTCTTCTGTCCTGATCCCGAACCGCACACCTCCATCGGTTCTTGTCCGGCAGACTACTTGAAACCTATTCAAGCGGCTAAGTCTCAAATTATGCGAGACACACTTGATAGTCTAGGTCACGCCATCTTCCCTCGCATGGGAGTCGTTGAGGGCCAAGTTAATATAGACGATGTTCTTAACACCGATATAGGACAACCCATTAGGATGAGAGCGCCCGGAATGGTGCAACCTTTTGCAGTGCCTTTTGTTGGTAAAGAAGCATTCCCGGTCTTATCTTACTTAGACGAAGCGAAAGAAAATAGAACAGGAGTATCTAAAGCATCGGCAGGACTAAACGCGGACGCTTTACAAAGTTCAACTGCATCGGCAGTTTCAGCAACCATGTCAGGCGCACAAGGTCGAGTAGAATTAATCTGCCGACACTTTGCAGACGGCATGAAAGATTTATTTAAACTGGTTAATAGCTTGGTAGTTAAACATCAAGACCAGCCGGATATGATTAGGTTAAACAATGAGTTTGTGCCTATAGATCCTCGTTACTGGGATAGCGATAAAGACTTAGTAGTTAATGTTGCTATTTCTAAAACCAGCGATGCAGAAAAACAATCTGTTTTATTACAGGTTGCGCAAAAGCAAGAACAAATACTTCAACAGTTAGGTGTAAATAATCCATTGGTATCATTACAACAATATTCCAACACGCTTTCTAAACTAATAGAACAAGCTGGGTTTAAAGATACTAAGTCCTTTATTAATTCAGAAGTACCTCCAATACCGCCACAACCACCACAACCAACTCCGCAAGATATGTTGGCACAAGCTGAAATGGAAAAAGCAAAAGTATCGGCTCAAAAAGCTATGATAGATTCTGAAACAGATCGCATGAAGATCATTATGGATGATGATAGAAACCGAGACGAAGCAGAAGCAAACATTAGACTTAAAGCCGCAGAACTAAATGCTAAGTATGGCGCACAAATCAATGTAGCAGAGATCAACGCACTTATGGAAAGAGATAGAGAAACCATAAGACAAATTGCTAAGACCAATGCACAAGGATTGTTTACAAATAATGGCGGCTAAAATATTTGATATAGAAATATTAGAAGATGATATGGTTTATGTCGGTTCTGGAATACAAGCTAAAGATGAAAGCCACGCACTAGCAATTATGATTATTATTTCTAATGGTATGGTGAACGAAGATTCAGAAATAATTAAATTTGAGGAAAAAACTTTACACTA